GTTGTCAGTCGATCACATTTTGCCGAGAAATCTTGGGGGCTCTGACAGTATGGATAATTTACAAACTCTGTGTTCTCCGTGTAATTCATCTAAAGGGGGTAGGTTTTTTGAGAGCGCAAGAACACCCCCGACCCTTCCTGTTTCTTTTTACCCGAAAAACGAGTCAAACAGCCACTATCGGCTTGAATCGGATGAGAATTAGTCATGACGGCTGAAAACGGCTCTATCGGGCTCACAACGGCTGAGGTAGGGGTAACAGAACCTCGTTATGGCTCTCAAACGCCAAGAATCGCCTCACCAAGCTTAGATTTACCTTCCAGAGGCCCTGAGATGATTCAGTTCTGCAAAGATATCGGCTTCCCGTTGCTACCTTGGCAAGAGCTTCTCGCAATGGAGACTTTGAAATACAAGAGCGATTCCAGATGGGCTCATCCCCTAGTGGGCATCATGCTTCCAAGACAGCAAGGTAAATCTACATTCATGGCTTTGCGAATCCTATTTGGAATCTACAAGCTCGATGAGAAGATGCACCTGGCAACGGCTCACAAACTGACAACCTCATCTGAAATCTTCTTCAAGGTTGGGCAGATGATTGATGACAGCCATATTCTCCAGGAGAACTTTCTCAAAAAGTACGAATCTAAAGGAAGCCAAGAGATTCGATTCAAGAATGGCGCTCGATACTTGATCCGAGCAGGTAACTCAGCAGCTCGAGGAATCGCAGGGCCGGATGTAATTCATATTGACGAACTTCGAGAGTTTGATGGGGAAGATGTTTGGTCATCGATGCGCTTTACTCAGATGTCTAACAAGAATCCTCAAGCCTATTTCTACAGCAACGCTGGCCATGCCGGTTCGGTATTACTTCTCAAGTTTAGAGAGCGCGGTCTTGCTGCTGCTCAAGGTGCGGATGATTCAATCGGTTGGTTCGAGTGGTCTGCCGAGCCGGGCGCGGCCGTAGATGACAAAGAGGCTTGGTATCAGAGCAATCCCAGTTTAGGCCACACGGTTCATGAGGACAACATCAAGGACAGCCTTTCGGATCGCGAAGATATCTTTAGAACTGAAATCCTTTGCCAGTTCGTTTCAATGATTAACCCGGTTATCTCAGAAGCAGAGTGGAAGAAGTGCAAGGATGATTCTGTAAAGCTCGACAAAGAAAAAGATACCTGGATGGCCATCGATCTCAGCCCGGACAGAAAACACGCAAGCCTCGTTGCCGGTCAGCGCCTCGATGGAGATCGTTTCATGGTGGCGATATTGCAGACATGGTTTAACCCTGTATCGATTGACGATAAGCAGATGGCCAATGACATCGCTCCTTGGGTTCGGAAGTTCCCGGTCAACTATGTAGCGTTCTCCAAGTCAACAGCCGGAGCAGTCGCGGCCAGATTGGCTCCGGCAGGAATCCCGGTCTATGAAATCAACTCTCAGGACTATCAACAAAGTTGCGATGAGTTCGTTTCGGCTGTTTCGTCAGCAAGGCTCGTTCACGAAGGCCAAGAGGAACTTGACAAACAAGTTCTATCTGCTGTGAAGCTTCAACGCGGTGACGGTGGATGGGTTATGGGTCGCAAAGCTTCTGGAATTATTTGTGGTGGAGTAGCCGCTGCAATGGTTACTCATTTTGCGACACGCGCCGAAACAGAAGTGGACATTCAGATAGGTTAAGAGTTGGACAATCCTGTACAATATGTCCAATGGGAATCAAAGACTTCTTTTTACCAGCCACTCCAGTAGCTCCACAAACTGTCGATGCGGCTGCCACTCCTGCGCCTTTTAACAACCAAGCCACTTATGGCAACTTTGGTAATTATGGTTCTTCTGCAACTCGCCAGCAAGCAATGGCAGTTCCAACAGTAGCTCGCGCTCGTAACATTATTTGCTCGACTCTTGCTTCTCTTCCCTTGGAGCAATACTCGAAGATGAACGGTTCACACCTTCCAACTCCATCTGTAATCAATCAACCTGATCCACGCGTTCCGGGTTCAGCGATTTATTCCTGGGTGGCGGAGGATTTGCTCTTCCTGGGAATCGCATACGGTCAGGTTTTGGAGCAGTTCGGTGAGACAGGAAGAGTTCGTTCATGGACTCGCATATCTCCTGATCGTGTAGTTCCACAATTAAACGCTTTGGGTACAGAAACAATCGGATACCAAGTCGATGGAAAGTTCGTACCACAGCAAGGTGTTGGTTCTCTTATTGTATTTTACGGTTTAGATGAAGGGCTTTTGAATCGAGCAGGTCGCACTATCCGAGCGGCGCATGCGCTTGAACAGGCGGCAGAGACATTTGCTAAAGAGCCTGTGCCTCTTCAAGTCTTGAAGTCAAACGGTACTAATCTTCCAGCAGAACGCATCGCGAAGCTTCTCGAGGCTTACCGCGTAGCGCGTACTCAGAAGTCAACAGTATTTCTCAATGCAGATGTTGAATTGCAAGCGTTGGGCATCGATCCAGCAAAACTCCAGCTCAATGAAGCTCGTCAGTATGTGGCGCTCGAATTGGCTCGCGCTTGCAACCTTCCTGCATATTTTGTAAGCGCTGAAACTACGAGCATGACATACAGCAACTCTGTATCGGAGCGCCGTTCCCTTATCGATTTCAGCATGAAGCCAATTTTAACAAGCATTGAACAGAGGCTCAGCATGCCGGATTTCATTTCCAGCACAACAGAAATTCGTTTCTCACTTGATGAGTTCCTGCGCTCTGATGCTTTGGCTCGCGCTCAGGTATATGAGATTCTTAATCGAATTGGCGCGATGAGCGTTGAGCAGATTCAAGAAGAAGAAGATTTGATTGACAACAAGGAGAGAATGTAATGAAGATAACGATGCCAGTAACACTTACAGCGGCAGATGCAGAATCACGCATCATCGCTGGTCGAATCGTTCAATGGAACGCTGAGGGCAACACTTCTGCCGGTAAGACTATGTTCTTGCCAGACTCAATCAAGTTCGCCAAGAATACGAAGCTAGTCCTACAGCACGATCAAACAAGACCTTTGGGAAAGCTCATCGAGTGGGCTCAGGATGACACAGGAATTACGGCGAGCTTTCGTATAGCCAAGACAACCGCTGGCAATGATGCTCTCGAGGAAGCCGCAACCGGACTAAGAAGCGATTTTAGTGTGGGGGTTCAAGTTGATTCATGGGAGAACAAGGATGGCGTTCTCGCTATCTCAGCAAGTTCTCTCCAAGAAGTCAGCCTCGTAACAGAGGGAGCAATCCCTGGCGCGACTGTTGAAAAGGTCGCAGCGCAGGAGACAGAGATTTCTGAGCCATCTCAGGAAGAAACAAAATCAAACACAGAAGGAGAACAAGTGTCAGACACTACCGTTCCAGAAGCAACTCCTGCCGTTGAGACGGTAGAGGCTGCAAAGGTTGAAGTTAAAGCTTCAACAGCTCCAGTCATGACAACAAAGGTTCGTCATGGCATCACAGGTGCAGGTTCATTCCTAGAACACTCAGTACGCGCACAGCTTGGCGATGAGACTTCAAAGCTTTGGGTTGCAGCTGCATCAGATACAACAACAACTGAGGTTGCAGGTCTTACTCCAACCCGTCAGTTGACAACAATTTGGGATCCAAAGACAAACAACAACCGTCCATCAATCGCAGCAGTTCGCAACGCTGTATTGCCAGATGCAGGTATGACTTTCGAGATTCCACGCGTTAAGACAGCGCCAACAGTTGCAGCAGCAGCTCAAAAGGGTGCTTTCTCAGATACACAGCTCGAGATTGAATATGTTTCATGCACAGTTGCTAAGTATGCTGGCATGCAGAAGTTCGATGTTGAAGTTCTTGATCGTACTTCTCCAGCGTTCTTTGATGAGCTTGTTCGCCTTATGTCAGGTGCTTATGCAAAGGCTACAGACGAAGCAATGCTCACAGCAATCCAGGGTGGAACACTCGATGGAACAGCAATCACACTTCCATTCGATGGAGATGAGTTCTCAGGTTTCATCGCTCGCGGTGCAGCTTCAATCTACGCAGCAACACAGCGCTTTGCAACAGGCATTATTGTCTCCCCTACGCAATGGGGCAACCTGATCGCATTAAACGATTCCAACAAGCGACCATTATTTAACGTTGCTGGCAACAGCCAAAACGGAATGGGCGTTACAGAGCCAGGCTCAGCAGTTGGTTCAGTAATGGGTCTTCCAGTTTATGTTGATCCATACGCAGGTACATCAGGCGATGACACAATCGTCATGGTTAACAGCGAAGCATTTACTTGGTACGAGTCAGCAGGCCCACTTCAGCTCCGCACCAACATCGTTGGAACCGGACAGGTTGAAGTTGGATACTACGGTTACGGTTCAGCAGTTACATTAACTGCAGGCGGTAGCTTCGGATTCAACAACGCTGCTTAACAGCACAAACTAATCATGTGGGGGGCTCTGCTCCCGGGGCTCCCCACAGTCGTTTAACGAGAGGATGTAGAGATGGCAACAATAGTAACTGTAGGTGAACTACGGTCAATTCTTGGAGTCTCTACATCCCTCTACAACGATGCTTATTTGACAGATGTAATAGACACAGCTGAGTCTGTAATTTTGCCAATGCTTGTAACTTACGCAACGGCCGTTGATAAGGTTTCGCTGACAGACAATGTCGCAACCTTTCACACAACAAACATTCATGAGTTCAGCCAGGGTCAGAGCGTGGTCATCACCGGCTGCGGAACCCCATTCAACGGAACTCGCACAGTTTTGGAAGGCCCTACAGCCTATGAATTTACCGCAGCGATTACGAACGCGGATGTTTTGGAAATCAATGTTATCCCTTCTGGCTTGGCAACTCTTTCCGGTGCTTCCACTTATGTTGGGGTTAGCGCTGTTGAATCAGCTGTTCTTGCCGTATCTGTAGAAGTATTCCAATCTCGAATCGCTCCAGGTGGACAGATCGAGGGAATTGACTTCACATCTGTTTCGCCATATCGCTTAGGACGGTCTTTATTCAATCGAGTATCTGGCCTCTTAGGTGCATATCTCGATACTGAATCAATGGTGCAGTAATGCCAGCATCAACAATTCTCGACACAGTACGCCAACCCCTAGCCACAGCTTTTGCTGGAGTCGCTGGAAATGTGTACGCCTATGTGCCAGAAGCGCCAATGGTTCCATTCGTGGTCACAGTCCCAGACTCCCCATACATCGATCTTGAGACGATTAACAAGTCAACTCTTCACATGAAGATTAACCTGGTCATCTCAGTAGCGGTTGCATATAACAGCAACCCTGCATCGCTCGACAACCTCGAGCAGCTTGTAATCAGCGTTCTGAAAGTTATCCCTGTTGGATACACAATCGGAGCAGTAGAAAAACCAACGGTTACTCAGGTTGGCCCATCCAATGTTTTGGTGGCCGATATCAGAGTTTCCACCTACTACACACAAACAACCTAAGGAATATACATGGCAACCACAGTAATCACCGGTCGCGATATTTCTCTATCTTTCACAGGTGGAACAGATATCGAAGCCCAAGCAACAAGCGCAGTTCTTACAAAGACAGTCGTTCGCGAGACATATCAGACACTTGATGGCGAGGCCTATAAAGTTGTGAATACTGAGGGAACTTTCGCTCTCTCAATGCTCGCTGACTGGGGCAAGACATCATCAGTCTGCGAAGCAATCTGGACTGCTCTCGACACAAACCCAAATGCAGAAGTTTCAGTAACTCTGACATCTGCTACAGGATCACAATTTGTGTTCCCTGTTTTGCTAGACTATCCAACAGCAGGTGGATCAGGAACAGATGCTCAAACTGTTGATTTCACTTGGAAAGTAGCACGCGGCGAAGTCGCAGAGACTTTTAGCTAATACTAGAGACGGGAGCGAAAATGCAACAGCAAGTCACAATTAAATATAACGATGGGTCAGAAGACACTTACCAAGTCAGACCGCCGGATTACGCCAAGTGGGAGATGACCACTAAGAAAACCATCTCCAACTTTGGTGGCATGTGGGACATCCTCTATGTAGCGCACTCAGCAATGAAGCGCGAAGCAGGGGGGAAGCCTACAAAGTCACTAGACATTTGGATGGAAACTGTCGCGGATGTTGAGGTGGGAGCAGATGACCCAAAAGTCATCCTCGAGGAAGCGTAAGCAGACTCCTGGTTGAACTGGCAGTAGCTACTCAGATTCCAATGTCTGAATGGCAAACTGCCGAAGATATTCTTACAGCACTTGAGATATTAGAAGAGAGGCATCGTGGCTGAAAAAACAGCTTTCGACAAGACCGAACTTCGAGCAGTCTTCAAAGCTCTAAAGAATATGGATGAGCAAGCAACAGAGGAAGCCAAACGCCAATCTGGAGCGCTTGCCGATTATGCAAGAAGTGAAGTGATTGGGACTGCATCGGGATTAAGTTCCCGAGCAGTTGCCAGTCGCATCGCGCAAGGTTCCAGAGTTAAGAAGTCTTCAAAGATTGGTGAGATCACTTACGGCTTTGCTTCTCAGAAGTTTAGCGGCGGTGGTACTACTAAACAGCTTTGGGGTGGTTCAGAGTTTGGTTCCAACAAGTACAAGCAATTCCCGGTCTGGTCAGGTCGAGAAGGTCGCGGTTCTAAGGGTTGGTTTATCTATCCAACACTACGAAGAATCCAGCCTTACATCGTTGCTGAATGGACTAAGTCATTCGATAAGATTCTGAAGGAGTGGACATAATGGCTGGAGATAGTAGAGCCTTAACCCTCAAACTCCTTGCAGATATTGACAACTTCAGCAAGAACATAAACAAGGCCGACAATGAAGTAACAACTTTCGGCGATAAGATTTCTAAGTTTGGCAAAGCTGTAGGAAAAGCCTTCCTGATTGCTGGAGCAGCCGCAGCCGCTTATGCTGGCAAGCTTGCAATCGATGGCGTTAAGTCTGCTATCGAAGATGAGAAGGCTCAGGCCAAGTTAGCCCTTACTTTGAAGAATGTGGCCGGCGCTACAGATGCCGCCGTTGCACAGACCGAGGCCTATGTTCTCCAGACTTCCTTGGCTTTCGGTGTGACAGATGACGATTTGAGGCCGAGTTTAGAGAGACTCGCCAGAGCCACCGGAGATGTCACTAAGGCACAGAATCTCCAGCGCATCGCTTTGGATGTTGCAGCAGGTTCAGGCAAGTCACTTGAAGCAGTCTCCAATGCCCTTGGTAAGGCATACGAGGGCAATACAGGCGCTTTGGGCAAGTTAGGCATCGGATTATCCTCAGCTGAACTCAAGACCCTCTCATTTGACGAAATCACTCAGAAGCTTGCAGGAACATTTGCCAATCAGGCCACCGTTCAAGCCGAGACTTTTGAAGGCAAGATGGCAAGGCTTCGTGTCTCATTTGATGAGGCCAAGGAAACCCTAGGCACAGCTTTACTGCCAAAGTTAACCGAGTTGGTAGATTTCATCACAGCAAACATCTTGCCAGCTTTCGATTCATTCATCGCTGGAATTACAGGCCAAGACGGACTCAATTCAGGATTAACCAAAACTCAGAAGTTGGCTTTCCAACTTGGCCAAACAATCTCCACAATGGGATCAAGATTAGGCGCTGTCTTTGCTTTGCTTTCCACAGATGGCAAGTCTTCATTTGAAGGATTCTTAACAGTCCTCAATGCAATCGCCAAGGTTGCCAATACGGTTGTCACAATTATTCGAGAAGCCGCTTCTGTAATTATTGAAATGGCCAATGCCGCTATCAATGCAAAGAACGCGCTTCTACCAGGAGCAGACACAAGACTCATCCCACAGATTCCTGGCACAGTATTTGCACTTAAGACTTCTAAGGCTCTTCCAGGAGTGATGTCCGGTTCAAGCGTAGGAGCAGGAAATATCAATCTGACAGTTAATGGAGCAATTGATCCAGAAGGCACGGCTCGAACAATCGTTAATGTGCTTAACCAATCCTCTTATCGTGGAACCCTAGGCGCGGCAGGATTCGTTAACTAATGACCGTATGGACTCCCGATTGGGCGGTTGAAGTCAATGGCGCAGGAGATATAACCAACCTAGTTATCGCCGACCTCACAGTCACTTCTGGCCGTTCAGATATCTATTCTCAGCCTGTTGCTGGTTATGCCCGTTTCACAGTAAAGAATCTCACACAATCAGCCATCACTTTTGATGTGAATGATTCGGTTGTCATCAAGGTCAAAAACTCTGCTGGAACCTATGTCCCTATTTTTGGTGGAGACATCACAGACATCGATGTTGTGGTTAGAACAGGCGAGCCAGCCATTACTGAGGACATCACAATCACAGCGCTTGGGGCTTTATCTAAACTGCCAAAGACCCTTACTCAAGGCGTATTGACTAAAGCCAATGATGGTGATCAGATTTATGCAATTCTCTCAGATTTACTTTTTAACACTTGGGAAGAAGTTCCAGCAGCTTTAGAGTGGGCAGATTATGAACCCACAACAACTTGGGCCAATGCTGAAAATTCAGGCCTTGGAGAGATTGACCGTCCAGGAGATTACGAGCTGACAGCACGATCAGCGGCAACGACCGATGTTTATTCTTTGGTTTCGTCCTTGGCTACTTCTGGCCTTGGATATATCTATGAAGATTCATCTGGTCGAATCGGGTATGCCGATAGCACCCATCGCGCTCAATATCTTGGGGTTAATGGCTACGCTTATATTGATGGCGGTTGGGCTTATGCCGCTGGCATCTCTACCTCAAAGCGGTTGGGTGATTTACGCAATAAGATAACCATCACCTATAAAAACAATGCTCAAAAAACTGCTGAGGATTTAACCTCTATTGCAACCTACGGCATGCAAGCTGAGAACATCCAGACCACTATTGAAAAGGGGGTAGATGCAGAATCACAAGCTGAGTTCTATTTAGAGATTAGGGCTTACCCTCAATTCCAATTTAAGTCCATCACCTTTCCTATGGGTAATCCTGCAATTCCAGATGCTTCTCGCGATCAAGCTTTGGGAATCTTCATGGGCTTGCCAGTTGACATCGAGGACTTGCCAACCAATATAGCTGGCGGTCGCTACCAAGGTTTCGTTGAAGGCTGGACTTGGACTAGCAGATTCAATCAACTCGATCTCACAATTATTGTCTCGCCTGTTGCCTACAGTCTCCAAGCTTTCAAATGGGAGAATGTTCCGCTAACTGAGACATGGAACACCATCAGCGCAACTTTAGACTGGAATAACGCTACAATAGTAGCCTAATCAAGGAGACACATGGCAACGACAACTAACTTCGGCTGGACGGTTCCTGCGGACACCGACCTTGTTAAGGATGGCGCGGCGGCAATTCGCACAGCTCTTGGTGGCGTGGATACCTCTTTCGTTGATCTCAAGGGTGGCACATCAGGCCAGATTCTTACAAAATATACAAACACAGATTTAGATTATGCTTGGGTTGACAACGATGTTCGGACTAACTCAATTCTGAACGCTCCCCTAGAAACTACCAATGTTTCGGCTACTGCTGCCACAGGAACAATCAATGTTGAAATTGGTTCCCTTGGCTCTGTTTGGTATTACACCACAAACGCATCAGCAAACTTTACTTTGAACTTCCGCAAGAGTTCGACTGTTTCACTTTCAACTTTGTTAGCAGTTGGACAATCAGCGACTATCGTATTCCTTAACACAAATGGCGCGACAGCGTATTATCCAACAACTTTTCAAATTGACGGTTCAGCAGTAACTCCAAAATGGCAAGGTGGTTCTGCTCCATCTTCAGGAAACGCTTCCTCAATTGATGCATACACTTTTGTAATTATTAAAACAGCCTCAACTCCAACTTATACAGTTTTGGCAAGTCAGGCAAAGTTCGCCTAATGTCACCAATCGTTGCAAGTTGTTCAGGCGCAGCAGCTAGAGGTTTCGGTTTATTTGGGGGCAAGGCTCCCTTATTGGCTGATTACCTTATTG